TACTTTACTTTTGTTTTTAGTTGTAACTCTTTTGGTGGAAACATCTCAGTAGCTTTGGCAACCAAGCTGTCTTCTTCTTCTTGCAACTTAGATAGTAAGAGCATAGCACCACGAAGGTTAAGTGTGAAGCCATTCTTCTCCTGCTGATCTACGATTGCACGTACACAGTTCTCTAGTCTTTTACTTTTACTAGAAAACTTAGCACCCTCTTTATCAAGATGCTGTGCAACCTTATGTGTAAGCCTAACGTCCTGCTTACAGTACTCTAGCATTTCAGGTGTGTAGTATTCAAACTCCTGAAACTCTATCTTTGCAAACTCCAGTTGCTCACCCCATGCTTTGAGGGAGTGACCGCCTTCTCTGATTGGGTTATACAACTGTGATTCAATGAGGGTGTCACGGATTTGACGTAGCTGTATTGTAGAACCTGTTAGTCTGTTCAAGACAGGTGCATCAAAGCTAATGCCATTGTGCATTATAAATTGTTCTACATTCTTAGACCACGCTGCAAACTCGCGACACTCCTCACCTACCCATGACCACTCAGTACCGTTGTCATAGTCTCTGGCTACGATGCAGTGGATAACTGTAGCATCAATAGCATCTGTTTCAATATCTACAATAGCTTTCATATCTAGAAAGGAATATCCTGATTGTCTTCATTTTCAACAAAAGGATTATCAATCTGTGTCATGCGACCTGTTTGATTATCATAATGAAGATGCGTAGCTATTCCTGTGTCTCCTGTATATCTGTTCTTTAGAATACGTAGTGTAGTTGTGTTGGCTTCTACTGGATCATCAGCCTGTTGATTGCGCTCCAAGGCTATCACACTATCACTTAGATGAGCGATAGATGCTGACCCACGTAGATGCGACAGACTCACCTCACGGCCATCCTCATGCCCCTTGTCACCTGATGGGCGACGTAGGTGGCTGACCAGTAGCAAGCCAATGCCTGTCTCTTCAACAAGAGAGCGTAGCTTGGTCATAAGAATATCAATAGACTTACGCTCATCTCCATTGTCCTCTTGCCCAGAAACTAGGATAGATAGATGGTCGAGGAACACCCACTTGCAGTCCAAAGCTTTTGCCATGTACCGTACACGATCCAGTATCTCGTCGTTAGAGATAGAACCAAAGTGATCGAAGGCAAAGAACCTACCCGTTCCTACCGTCTTTTCCTGCCAATCATTTAGTTGTTCCTGTGTAAACTGATCTCTGATCTCCTTAATATATAGTCGAGCATTAGCTTCAACAGACATAATGTTAAAGGCAGTGCTTCGGATACTCTCTTCCAAAGCCAGTACACCAATGTTTGCTTTAGTGTTGCCCATAATGTAGTGCATCAGTTCTCTGATGATGCTACTCTTACCCATGCCAGCACCGCTAGTGAACGTGACTAACTCACCTGTACGCATACCGTACGTCTTCTCATTAAGCTTGGACCAAGGGTAGGCTACAGTCTCGAAGTACGCTTCGTCGTACAGCGAAGAACCAAGATCACTAAGGTTAATAATTCCTGCTGGTGTATAGGATTTAGCAGCCCACCATGTATCTACAAACTTCTGTCGTTGATTTGTTTTTAGATACTCATTGGCATCCTTCATATCAAGGGTGACAATCTTACACTTGTTAGGCTCGAACAGTTGGGCAACTTTAGTAGCTGCTTCTCTACCTTCTTTGTCATTATCAAAACATAATACAACGCTGTCATACATATTAAGAAAGTCAAACTGTTCCTTACAGTTTTTAACTGCTGCCCCTGCACCATTTTTTAGTGAGACTACAGGCCACTTTGATCCGAGCAGTTCATACGCAGACATAGCATCTAGTTCACCCTCGCATACGGTAACGTACTTTGCTTTGCGAGTAAACAAATGCTGCCCAAACAATCCTGCACCTGACAGGTTGCCTTCAGACCAGAACTTCTTGTCGGCGGTAGACCTAATCTTTCGACCGATCACTTCGCCATCTGGCCCACGGTAGTTATACAAATGGTGTGTGATGTTTGCGTTGTCTTTAATGACCGACGCCCCAAAAAGTTTGGCAGTCTCGGCTGTAATCTTTCGATCACCAAGGTCAGATATAACTGCATTGTCATAGCTGTTCATTGGTTTCTTTTTATCTATTGCTACTACTGTATTTGTTTGCATACTTATTTCCTCATCGGCTGGTATAAATGCTTCGCATTTGTGACAGTATTGATGGCCGTCTGAATACAATGAGTTGGCATCAGAAGACCCACACGCTTCACATGGAAGGTGCCTTACAAAAGTTCCTGTATCTGACATGGGTTACTCGCTATTGGAAAACGATTGAGTAAAGATTTTTACTATCTATATTAAGAGCGTAACATAATGTGTTACGAAAGTCAAGCGTCTCTTTTGCATCTCCTTTTGTATCGCAGGTGTCTACTATAGTTTTTGTTTTTGTATTCTGTACTGTCCATTTCTTATTCATTACAAAGACCTCTGGTGATTTTTCCAAGCATCTCTAATAAGTTCTTTACGATACTCTGCTATTTCCTTTTCTATTCTAACTAATGTTTCTATTTGATCTAGCATTTCTAGCTTCTTAAAGTCATCTTGTGCAGACAATACTACACCATTTGAATATCTAATTGCAAACAACTGTTCCATTTCTAAACCTCTTGTTGGTTAATTAAAGCGTTCCACGAAATAGGAAACTGTTTCTTTAGTAACGAGTTCATTTCCTGCGCTATGATTCTAGTTTCCAGTTGGGTATCTTCTGCAAGACGCAGCTTACACACCCTAGCAAAGGCAGCTATACTACCGCTCCAGTACCACTCAGTCATAGTAGACTGTGGCAACACTGCCCTAGCCTGTTCCTCACATACCTTTAAATCTAGTAAGGATTTATATACTTGAAAACATTCCCATATTGCATCTTTATACTTGCCGCCTACAATCTGCTGCGACATAACTAACTCATCTGAAGAGCCTTGCTTCTTATCCTCTGAAGCTTTGCGCCATTCTTCAGGAACCCACATCTCTGGATCATCAGACACATAGCGACGGCTCACCTCGTTCCACACCAAGCCTACCTGATGTTTGCCTAACTGTCTAGCTACAAAGATAGGAGCCTTCATGTGGAACTGTGCGGAGCAGTGGCCGAACGGTGTCCAGTGATTGTGCTTGGCAAGATAGTTAATTAACTTAATATCTTTGTCAGAGATTGGTTTGCTTTTGGGTGATCGTTTGTTGAATGATACTCGCGCTGCGTTTGCAACAGTAATATCATTACCCATGTGGTCTATAAGTTTAACTGTCATTCAGTTGTCCTAACATCCATTGTGCAATTTGCATATGTTCTTTTGCTGTTGCGTCATCTTTTAATCGGTTAGCTCTAGCAGATACCCATCCAACATTTCCTTTTACATATCCTTTATCAGGTACAATACGATCTACTTGTGCCGCATTGTCAGCATATTGGTTAGTGGCGAAAAGGTCTAACTTAACTCCCAGAATAGGACAGGTATCAGTCCAAATAGACTTTAGATATTCTTCTGTTAAATTAAAAGGTATTTGTTTACTAGTTGCTTTATGTTTAACACGCATACATCTCATATGGAATGGTTTTTCTTTTTTATTTTTTGCAACACTTTCTTTTCGACATGCAGCACAACGGGAGTCTGTACCGTCGGGGCGACCGCTGTCTTTATGATACTCAGTTAATGGTTTATTTTTTTTACATTTGCCACATACTTTTGTTGGAAGTTTTGTAAATTTGTCGAGCGCGTTAAACAAGTTAAGGTATTCTTCATCAACCATCATTGAAAGTTTCCCCCCATAGATTATCTATAAAGTTTTCTTTGTCCTCCATGATCTCGTTGATCTCTTCCTTGGCAAGCTTCTTAGCTTCCTTCGCTGTGTATCCTTCTTCGCTATACTGTCTAGTAAGATCACGAAACAAATGGTTACGTTCTTTTTGCCATAGATTTTTTGCCATTACTCTGCCCACTTACTCCTGTTTATTGAATGTTCTGCAAGTAACTTTTTAATTGTCTCGTCCTTATCTTGTAAAGCTTTCTTGAGTACAGTTATATACTGCTCAAGCTTTAGTATTTTCTGTGCGTCATTCATGTTCCTTCCTAACAACATAGTTCGCGTCTATAAAATACATGCTCACCTACCACAGCCAGAAGAAAAAAGTTGTCTGCCATAGCCCATTTAGGTGATACATATACTGCATGATAATGTGTAGCACCAAGGGTATCTCGAAGTAGTACACCATCAAGTGCCATATTAACTACCTTAACAACCTCTTCTAGTGCTTTGATATTCCTCATTCTTTCAGTCTTACCATCACACCAATAAGAGAACTGACATTTATTTCTAACTGGGTTGCCTTCCCAATATATGCCCTGCTTTACAACCTCGCAGACACTATTAGGAAAAGTTTTATCATACATCCTTTCAAGAATTACATTAGCTACAGCCAGCTTACCAGCAAAGGTTTCAGACCTAGCCTCAAAGTAAACTGCCTCAACTAAACATGTGCGCTCCTCTTCTGCTTTAGCTGGTGTTACTAACATAAGCAGTAACAAACTACTTAAAATATATTTAATCATTAGTGTATCCTTAGAACGTGTAGATCGTGTAGCTGATCCCCAAAGAAAGGTTTTAGAACATCGTCCATGAACAACTCTGCTTCTGTTTGGGTATCAAATTTTTCGATGGTATCTCCATCGTCTGCAACCAATGGGGTTGTTTTTTCTAGGTCTAGGTTGGTAGGAATTTGTACTATAATATATGACATAGCAATCTCCTTTCAAGAGATTTCATTATATCATGCCACCTACATTGTCCCTAATAATATCTGTGTGATTTAATTCTGCCCAATAAATTTCAAGGGCTTTGGTTTCCTGACAGGCTTCAAAAGAGTGCTTCTCTCCAGCAGGAACCACACACATATCTCCCATAAACAAATGGGTTTCATCTACTAAACCATAGTCCTTATGTCGTCTAATAATTAACTCGCCTTCCAATACATAGAAAGCATTGATCTTACTTTGATGTGCGTGTGTGCTACAGAAACCACCGCTATTGATTTTAATCTGATGGATTTCAATAGCTGGTGTTTGTAACAGGGGACAAGTACTGCCCCAAACTTTTCCTTCAACATTCATTACAGTAGTTCTCCTTGTGAGTTATCTTGCTTACGCTGTGCTACACAGATCGTATCGTTGTGCGGTCCACCGTGTGAGACAAGCATTATTTCTTCTGTTATAAATCCTTCCTTACCTACTCCTGTACTATTCCACCCAAAGGATAACACAATACCATTGTCTTTCACAAGAGGTTTTATATTATCTTTTACTTTAGTGTAGAACGATGCTTGTGTATCCTGCTGTGTAACCTCAAGCCCTGCTATTTTGTAGCACTCACTGACCTGTCGGACAGAATAGGGTGGATCGTACAGCACGACATCAGCCTCAACACCTTGAGTTAAAAGACAATTTAGAAAAGCTTCTGCTTTCATATGATACTGGGCATCTGTCTCTGGGTTTAGGTCGTTGGTGATTGTTCCTATTCGTGAGTCACGCGCAAACGGATCAACAATTATATCCGCACCGAGCGTCCATCTAGCAACAAACTCTTTGATAGGTTTAATGCTAAACGTATTATGGTTAGGCATAGCCCATGTCTTGCTAAACCGTACTCTTCCCATGTTCTGTTCTGTAGCAAAGCATGGGTTCATAACATCAAAGGTGTTCATTCTGTGTTATCCTGTACAATTATGTCGAAAGCCTGATAAATAAACTCATTTAAATCTTCCTTGTCATCAGGATCATAGCCAAAAGAAAATACAAAGTTTCTTACCGCATCCCACGGAACCTCCAATCGCTCTGGTTCCGAGGGCCTAGAAAAGTCTACATGAATTATATTATCAGGCATCTTCAGTTATCCCACAGTAATCCATGATATAGCGACGGGCTTCGTCGCGACAGAAGGCTGCATCGGTGCCGCTCTCGTGAAAGATAGTATCAAGTATCTCACTCATTACCCATGCTTTGCGGCGAGAGGCTTTACCCTCTGCCATCAACTCATCGACCCGCTGCGAGATAGGTTTCGTCAATCCATTGTTCATATTCATTCTCCATAATTAAAAGTTCACTTTCAACCCAGTGATTGATCTCATCAAGTTGTATGTCGCTAGATATACTACAGTACTCCTCTACAACTGGAGTTATCCAAGGATCATAAACTTCATCTAGATACTTCAACACTTCTTCCTTAGTATTAAATTTAGTTACCGACATCTGATGCCTCCACCTCTACAAACATATCGTCGTCGTGAAAAACTTTATGTTCAATTTGATTACCTTTAATGTCGGTAACAGTTACTTTAGTAATACTATAACTTTTCTTTCGTTCAGTATGACATACAATTTTACTAGCATTAAAACTTGTGGTCTCACTATACATTTCATTCTCCATTTTCTTATGTATAAGATTTTACATCATGTAAAATTTTAGTTGGCCTCCACAGTAGGACTCGAACCCACAACCTACAGCTTAGAAGGCTGTCGCTCTATCCAGTTGAGCTATGTGGAGTATATACTAGTCGTCGTAACCTAGCAAGTCTGTTAGCTTTTTATTTAACAGACTGTGGATTACGTGCATGGCATCAGTGTTTGATGGAGCATGTAGGAAAGCCGCATCAACAGCAGCAGCAAGCGCACCATACACTACAACCAAAGGATTTTTATTTTCTGTCTCCAGATTATAATTTATTTCAGCACCAAATAATTGATAAAAAGAATCTATATCTTTACCCCTTCTTTCCCATGTATCATTTTCCATTGCTTGTTTCCCATGTTGTACTCCAAGGTATGCCACGCTTCTCAGTGCGGCGTAAAATATTTTTCCATTTAGATAAATTAATACGTGTGTAGGTTTGTGGTATAGGGTACGTTACAGACTTTGCCCTGACCCATTTCCAACCTACCTTGGCTGTTACCAGCCGTGCGCCTGATCCTATTCGAGGCATCTCGTCCTCAAGATAGACCCATCCTTTAAAGTCAGCCACGATTTTTCCTCTTACGGTATAAGATTAAGTTGATAATAGTGTTGAACCACACGCCCAACAATACAGCACCCTCTACAATTAGGGTTAGAATGTCAATCATATGTATTTTCCTTGTTCATTTAGTAAGCCAGTTTAACGCTATAGTAAATAGAATATAACAACCAAAACAAAAACATAAATAAGCAGTGTGCTTCTTAACATTCATCGGCCTTGCCCACGATATTTTTTGTAGCTAGCACGTTTATTCTTGTTCATAGTTTTAGTTGATAGCATCGCATGATTACCACCAATACTTGTCTTTTTCTTGGTCGGTTCTATAACTATATTTGTTTTATTCTTAGCCATTAAGATACTCCTTTGGTGTGAGCGGCGGGACTTGAACCCGCAAGCCATAGCTGGCGACAGATTTTAAGTCTGTTGTGTTTACCAATTTCACCACGCTCACTTGTTTATATTAGTTTCCTTGTGCTACATTGTGAGACACACGAACAAGGCGGGAGCGATTGTTCTCCACAATCCAGCGAAGACCGCTATGCTTTGATCGAACGGTAGGCTTCACAGATGACTTACCAAACACCGTAATGCTATGGTAAGGGACATCCACACGCCACCCATTATTAATTGAATGAAAACCATAGCTATACTTGGGTGACTTGGCGTTGACACGAGCAGTAAGTTTCACAGTCTTAGACATTTGTTTTTCCTTTTTCAGTTTGATATTAATTTTATTTTAGCCATTCGGGAATAGGTCTATTAGTGTACTTCAAAATATGTGACTTGTAAAGCTTATAATAATTACGATAGCCATCAACAGGATCGTCACGCTTTGCATCGTCGGGCATACACTGTGGCATTTTAGTCATAAACTTTTGCTCAATACCGAATGGTGGCATATCAAGCGGACCTCTTAACTTCTTTATGGTTAAATGCTCTTTGTTATATCTATGTCTATACTCCTTTCCAAGTTCTAAGAACAACTCATACAGCCAGTGATAGTTATTGTTAGATTGTCTGGCCCATACATTAGATGGGTGGTTCTTATGCGTTGCTTTGTACATGCCACGCTCATCTGGGTACTCATCTCCTGCTGTAACTCGCCACGCAGTTGATAGTAACTGACCTGTTTCCAATATCATTTTGACTACATGCTTATCGCAATGATACTGAGCCGCCACAGCAGGATTTTTATCAAGCATAAATATGTTCATTTAAGTCCTCTTTGAATTTATCAACAGGCTCACTATACCACTTGTCTCTTTCAATCTTTAGGCCCATAGGGCCAGTGACACTAGTCAAGTCTGATAGCATGAAGCTACCCCATTCCTTTTCAAATCCCTCTACAAAGCCAAAGAATAACCAATCACCATCCTCAGTCTTTTCACCTTCGGTGACATACCAAGACCAATTTGACCAAGGCGTAAAGAATTTAATTACTTTTTTGCCTATGTCTTTTTCATTTTGTTTTGTTAGTATTTTCATTACATCACCTTTGCAATTAGATTATCTTTCATGGTTACTTCTGCGAAGAACTCTCGGCCTTTGATGCCAGTAATTGATGGTCGATTACTTCCACAGAATGTCCCATCACTCTGATACTCAGGTCCAAACACGGAAGTTTCCTGATACATCAAAGGTTTACCTACATTTTCTTTAAGTTCTTTCTTACTTTTATAATGCAAAATCATCATAACTATTCTCCATAGAGTTCGCCAAGCGCCACTTCTGAAGTAACATACTCCACAGGCTTTGCATGGGCTTCGGTTTCACAAGCAACACAATAGTATATATCAGTTTGATCTATAG